CTGTGGTGAAACAGTTGCGGAACCGTATGTTCCAGCTGTTACTGCTGTATCTGCAAGTTTTGCTGCAGTGACTGCATCATCTGCTAATTTGGCTGTTGTTATTGCTCCATCCGATACTGTAACAGTACCATTTGAAGCTGCTGTTATACGGCCATCTGCATCTACTGTTAAGTCTACATTTGTGTAAGAACCTGCAGTTACTGAAGTTGCAGCAAGTTCACTTGCTCCTACTGCTCCAGTTGCTATATGTGTTGCGGTTACCGAGTTAGCAGATAGTCCTGTTGTTCCTGTAATTGTAATAGTATCAGAACTAGCATTTGTTGTAAGTGTAATTCCTGTTCCTGCAGCTAGTGTTAGTGTATCTGTGGCAGAATCTGCAACTACATTACTTTGTCCTGAAACTGCAATAGTTTTAAATGCTTCGCTAACACTACCGCCTCCTCCACCTGAGATAGTAGAAAAAGATAATGTTCCGCTACCATCAGTTACGAGTGCTTGTCCACTTGACCCATCAGATACATTTAATTGATCAATGCCGATTTGGTTATCGTCTATATGTCGAGTAAGAATACTATTTGAGGCAATCTTTGTTCCATCAATAGCATTATCTGCAACGTTGCCTGTAGCAATAGTATTTGCTGCTATCTGTGTTGTTGTAATGGTTGCATCAGCTATTTGATCTGCTGTGACTTGGTTGTCATCTATATGTCTAGTAAGAATACTATTTTGTGCAATCTTTGTACCATCTACTGCATTATCTGCAATGTTTCCTGTTGCGATAGTATTTGCAGCAATCTGAGTTGTAGTAACTGTAGCGTCTGCTATCTGATCTGCTGTGACTTGGTTATCATCAATGTGTTTTGTTAGAATTGAGTTCTGAGCAATCTTTGCTGAAGTTACAGCATTTGTTGCTATTTGGTCACTGTCTACTTTGCCATCTGCTATTGCGTCTGAAACAGAGTAAGCAGCAGACCCCATGAAACCATGATTGGAACATTGATAGAATAAAACTTGGGGAGTTGATGTAGTAACTGCAATCTGAGTATACGCTCCAGAGGAACCTGGAGTACCATTAGTTGTAACGCCTGTTGTATAAGCTGTAGTTTTAGCTGCTTCTAAATAAAATCTAAGAGGATGACCACTATTACTTGAATCTGCTTGATCAAATTTATATGTATTTCCAGGAATAAGTAGTAAATATGGACTTTCTAATCCATCAAGAGTATAACCATTACTTGAACCTGATCCATGATAAGGATGTCCTGCGGTTTTTGTAATAACTTTTATAACATAAGTCTGAGTTCCAAACTTATTTATACCCTGTGGAGCATATGTTAATATTGCATCACCACTAGTGTTGCCGTCAACATGCTTTCTTAAAAAGAATTTTCCGTCCTTAGTATTTATACCCATTTCTCCTAACGCAAGGTTAGAAGTTGTAGGATTTGATCCAGCGGTATTTGAACGCTTTAATTGTATAGTAGCCATATTTATGGTTGTCCTGTTTTTACTCTATATAGAGATTGCTTAGAATGTTCCTCCATCTATTGAATTTGTAAATTCGAGGTCATTTCCTGCAGAGTTAATTTGTAATAATTGATTTGCACCACCTGTAGAAACTGCAAGTCGTTTGTAACCGCCATCTGACGCTTTACCAACTAGCAAGTCACCAAGTGCTGTTGTTGTTACATCACCTTTCAACTTAATTTCATCTGCTGATACAGATAAAGTTACTGCATCTGGAACAACATTAATTGTATTACCAGATTTTGTTAAACCATTCCCTGCTGTTATTTGACCAGCACCTGAGAATTGTGTAAATGTTAAGTCTGTAGTATTAAGAGTGATTACATTGTTTGTTGTAAGTACATATCCTTGGTCAGCATTTGTAGTACCTTCTTCGACAAATACAAACATACCAGAGGTAACATCGACACTGGCGTCTGCATCTGATGAACGACCAGGTGTGCCACCTGAGGCAACTGCTACATAGATACCATTTTCTGAAGCATCTGTCTGATTTTTAAGAAGAACCCTATCGCCTGCTACAAGAGTAACGCCATCAATTGTGTCACCGGCTTCTAGTCCTGAAGAGCCTGCTGTTAAGGCAACGTTTGCTGTTGAAGCTACATGTACTGAATCTTTAATATCGAGTGCTTGTTTTACTGCATCAACATATCCTTTTGTTACGAGAGAAAGTGCACCTAAACCACTTCTATCATCATAACCTGAAGGAACTTTAACTGTACCTGTTCCATTTGGAGATAAAGTTAAGTCTGTATTTGAAGTAGTTGTAGAAATAGTACTACCATTAATATTTACTGCGTCAACATCTAAGTCGCCAGTAATATCTGTAGCGGCTGTAACTGCGAATGTTGTACCGTCAAATGTAAAGTTAGCATCATCTTCGAGTTCACCAGATGTGCCTGCAATGACGATTCTATTGTTTGTTAAGTCAGAAACTTTTGCAGTTGACATTGTAGTTGAACCAACACCAAGTGATCCACTAATATCTGCATTACCATTGATATCAATAGTTGTTGCAGTGATGTCGACTTCTGTATCAGCTGCGATTGCTAATGTACCATCTGAAGGAGAAGATACGCTTAGTGCAGAGTCTCTGAATCGTAAAGCCATTGAGCTGTTCAGCATTAATGCTGTATCAGCTACGTGTGTAAGTGTTACATCATTATCAGCACCAAATCCTAAGACTGCTGAATCGCTGTCAAGTTTAAGATCATTGCTAATATTAACTGATGTAGAGGCATTAATGTCAACAATCGGTGATGTAATTTCTACTTCTCCGTCTGCATCTATATCTAATTGTCCGTCTGTGCTAGAGTTAATGCCGATTGCAGAATCTCTAAATTGTAATGCCATGCCTGAGTTAAGGCGTAAAGCAGTATCAGCAACGTGTGTAAGTGTTACATCTCCGTCTGCTCCGAAAGATACTACTTGACCATCAGTATCAAATTGTACTGTTGGTGCTGTAATTTCTAATAATGTATCTGCGTCTATATCTAGCTGTCCGTCTGCAGAAGAACCGATTTTTAGTGCGGAATCTCTGAATTGAAAAACACTAGTGCTATTAAGAAGTAAACCAGTATCGGCAACATGAGTTAGGTTTACATCATTATCTGCACCAAAGTTAAGAACTGCAGCGTCTGATATTAAAGATACATCATCTGCAAAAGTAGCATCTTGCCCGACTACTACTTTCTCACTTGAATTTGTTGTTGTAAATTTAAGATAAGAACTACTACCTTCTTTAATATCTAAAGAGGCCGCTTCATTATCTTTTATTGATAGGATATTTGTTTGAGCACTTGCATCTACTGTACCACCATGATTTACGGTAAGAGTACCTGTAGTTGTTATAGTTAGAGCACCTGATGTAGTACTAATTGTATTGCCATTAAGTTGCAAATTATCAACGAGTAAGTTATCTACTTTACTATTACTATCTGTTATAATCGCTGAACTTGCTGTTAAAGTTCCTGGTGTATGATCGGCTAAATCTGCAAAATACTTACCACCGATTACTAATACACTACCGTCTGCGGGATTACCTATAAATAATCTGGAGCCGCTATTACCACTAGTTCCTGATCCGCCAGTATAGGCTAATTCACCTGCACTTAGACTGCCTGGAGCCGAAGTACCAGTGCCTCTTTTAATTTTAATTGTTGTTGCCATATTATTTTCCTAATGGAGTTCTAAAAACTCCCCGCATCTACTGTGTCCATGTCGCCTGTTGCTTGTGCTAGGGGTACGAACTGAAACACATTATTAGATGTTTCTCTGTATACTTTGAGCTGATTATCATTCAGATCATAGAAGAAATCTCCCTCTTCTAAATTTGTTGTACTGGCACTCGGTGCCTCGTTACTTCTAAAAAATTGGTCTGCTAATTGTTCTAACGCATCTTGTACGTTAGTAGCAGTGATTACATTGTGAGGTGTAAATGTTAAGTTAGCAGCATTTGTAGATGCATCAGAAGGTGAGATTGCACTCACACTTATACTTGTTACGTCCTCTACTACTGTGATTGTTGTTGCCATTAAAATGTACTCCCGTCTAATGTATCCATGTCTCCGTCTGCCTGCAGAAGGATTTGCCATGCACCATCTCTATAAACTTTTAATTGATTTGTATTTGTATTATAAAATAAATCTCCATTGTCAAGATATTGTTCGCTTTCTGCTGTAGGATCTGTTGCTCCTCTTGAAAATTGAGATTCTAATTGTTCTATTGCAGCCTGTACGTTTTCAACACTTAGTGTATTATGTGTAGTTGAAACTACATCACCTGCTACAAATGCACGAAAAAATTGTTCTACTTGTATTGTTTGTGAAGTTGTTGTAATGTTTGCAATTACATCATTAAGTGCACTTTCTGTAATAGAAATTGTAGGATGAGCTGCGATAACATCTGTTCTTGCCAGTCTGTTTAGTCCTATACGGCTCATCTTGTTACTTCACCAGAGACAGTAGCTGTTCCCTGTATAAGTCTTTGTGAGGTAGTACCTGTAAATAACTCTAAGTCATAGAAATACTGTCCTACTGCTATATCGTCTGTCACTGTATTTGCAAGAGCCATAGTTAGTATTCCATTTGAAGCATTTGTTACTGTACAAGTAAACGTAGCCGTAAGAGTACTAGAATCGATTGTAGGGCGCATCTGTGCGCGTGCACTAAAGCCTGTAAGATTTTTTGCGGATCCGTCTTCTTGTACAGTAAGTTGTAATGAGAAATCTGATCCCTGATCGATTTTTATGTTGTAAGTGCCTGCACTCATGGTTATTTCTTATACCTCCAATGAATTAATTATACCAAAAAATCACACCTGATGTCAAGGATTATTTTTGGAATGTGAAATCATTATCCTTTATCCTTTAGGATATTTGTCTTTTACTGCTTTCATAGCTAAATACCATTCTCCAGTTTTTGCTGTTTCTCCAAACTTGCCAGCATCTATATCTCTCCATAATGCATCAAGCTGGTCTCCAATAAAGGGAAAATAATCTAATCTTTTTGTTGCATGAGTTTGCTCGCTATACTCTAAATCTATATTCATAATGCTCTCCTTTTTACTAAAATTTTATAAACTACTTCGAAGAATTTATCTTTTGTAAAGACTACTCTCCACTCTCCTGCAGTTTTTGCAGTTAGTGTTAAAGTTCCACTTGCATCCATTGTTCCTGAAATTACTCCACTAATCGCTATTGCTGTTCCTTGCGGTACATTTGAAAAAGTAAACTGTTGGTCAACTTCTTTTTCAACAGAATCTAAAGTTATACCTAATTCTGTTTTTCGAACTACTGCATCCTCTGCATCATTTACATAATAGTGAGAAGTAGGTGTATCGTCTACATCTACTACTAAAGTTGATAGTCCTGTTCCTTCTTGTGCTGAAATGGTTGCCGAATCCGCTTGTCCATTTAATACCATTTCAATCTCTTTGTCAGAATTATAAAAAACTGTATACTGACTCATAAAAATACTCCTTTGTCTGCTCCGTCTGTTATTACATAAGCGTAATAAATATTTACGCCATTATATTTGTTTGATGTTGTGCCGAATGAATTATCTTGTGCACCACTTTCCATACTTGCAATATACAAGTAACTTGTATCTACTTCTGCTTTTAGTCCCATTCCAATTGTACTATCGATATAGGAAAAACTTCCTCCAAAAGAAAACTGTTGAACTTCATACTCAGAACAAACATGTCCCATATTATAAGTTCGGGCTGCTTTTGAACTTGATAAGTCTCCTCCGTAACTCCATCGTATAAAGATAAGAGGGGCATAACTTAATCCATGTGATACTCTTACAACATGAGAAGCCGAAGAGGCTCCAGTATAAATAGCTTTCGCTTCAGAGTATGTTAAATCTCCTGTAGTTCGAGGACTAAGTATTCCTTGACCATAGCCAACAACTCTAGGACTTTCTACTGCATTTGAATCAAAAGCCATTCCACCAGTAGCACTAGTACTTGTTACATCAACTCCTGGTTTTGAAACAAATAATCCATATTCAGATCCTCTATTTCCTAATAATACTCTGCTCGCCATTAGAATATGTCTCCGACTGCTGCAAACTTATAATTCGAGGACTGATTAGTATTTGTTATTCCTGAATTACTAAAAGTTGCAGGTTTAGTTACTGTTGTACTTGTAGCACCCCCAGTTGAAGTGGCAAGAGGTACATAGCCTGTACCTTCTGTTTGAAATATAACTAATTTTTGAAAGTTTAAATTTGGTACTGAAATAGTAGGAGTTGCTGATGCTCCAACTCCAGTTATAGTTGCTGTATCATCTGTAGTACTTGCACTTGTATTTCCAATAGGTGTAAATTGTAAATATTCATCAACACTTCCACTAGAAGTACTAAAAATTAAATCATCTTCGTGTAGACTTGTATTTGTAACTTCTTTATTTGCTTTTGAAACAAACAATCCATATTGCCCACCTCTATTTCCTAATAATACTCTGCTTGTCATTTTAAAATCCCATAAATGTTGAGTTCATATATCCATATCCACAAGGTATACGAAATACTCCTACTTTTACATTTGTTGGAGGATTGCCTCCCATTCGTGTTTTATCTACTGTATAAAACCAGCTTCCACTTGTATCTCCAAAAATAAATCTATTATTTAACGATTCTCCATTCGCTTTTCTAAATTCTAATCTCTTTCCATATCCACCGGCTGTATTTGATGAATAATCTTGATTTGCAGTATTTGCAGGAGCAAAGTATCGTAAATTTGTTCCATGATCTGTTGCATTCCCTGTAAAAGTAACAGGAAAGCCTGCATGACGAGTACTATTAATAGGAGCTGGATCTGTTAGAGTTGTATCTGCTTTTGAATTAAAAGCAAACATATCTAATCTTTCTTGAACTCTTGAAGTTGTACTTGTTCCTGTAATTATAACATCATCACTTGTTGTTGTTGTTCCTTGTGCATCTGGAACTCTATTTGCAGTATTGGTCGGATCATAATAACTAGTACCACTTGCGTCGTACTCTATTCCTGTTCCATCTTGTAAGTATAAAAATAAAGGATGGTATTCTGCACCAGTATTTATTTCTGTATCTGCAGTTCCACCACTTGTTGGTATAAAGTTATTAAATCCTGAAGATGCTGTTGCACTACTAAACTTTCTTAAATAACGAGGTGCTCCTGAATTGGCGCTTGTATCAAAAAGTAAGTCTTTTCCTGTTGCTGAAGTTACATCTGTTCCTTTACGAGATATTTTCAATCCGAAAGTGCTTCCGCCTAAATTTCCTAGTATTACTCTTGCTCCCATAATTAGTCCGATATTAAAATTCTATTACTTCCACCTTGTATAAGGATATTATTTCCGCCTACAGTTATTGTTGAGGCTGCATTAATTCTATCCCCATTCAAACTTCCTGATACAACTAAATCTCCATCAATAATGTCACCAATCGCTGCGTAAGAAGATCCATTAAATCTAAATGCATTAACTGCACCTCCGTTTCTCATAAGTACAACATCATTTGCGATTGGACTACGTCCTGCGACTGCACTAAACTGTGAAGTACTTGGTGCACTTGTTGTTCCGTCTATTATAAAGAAGGAAGGTTGTACTGCGTTACTTCCATCACTACCATCTGAACCATCAGCACCATCAGCACCAGGGTTGCCTTGTGCTCCCTGAGCTCCTGTTGCTCCCTGTTTTGACTTTGTAAGAGTCTGTATTCGAGTAAAAGTTTTTTCTACATTTGCCTCATTTCTTGCTGTGATTGTAAATGTTACTTGTCCAGTATCTTGTGATAAAGATGTAGCATCTGCAAATCTTCTTATATTAGAGGAGACAGTGCTTGCACTTCCAATACCTACAATACTACTTGGACTTGCTGCTGAAACACTAAAGGTAGAGGCTCCTGAACTTCCCACATTTAGTTGTGTTGTTCCATTAAACACTTGAATATCTGTTCCTGAACCTGAAAAACTAGTTGGTGTTCCTGAAGTATTGGTTGGCACTGTATGTGCTTCATTTGATAGTATAATTGTAAATGCATCAACACCAGCTTTAAGACCTGCAATTGTCAATATATCTCTTGCTAAAATACTGCCAGATCCTGAGCCTTCTCGTATTTGAACTTCGATCTTATCTGGCATATTTGCAAAAGAAGATTGAGGTGTATATGTATAAGTATTTGAAGTAGAGTTTTGAACACTTGAATCATTCTCAAAAAATTCAAAATGTACAGTTCCAGTTGTATTCACAGCAGTTGCAGTAATTGTTGTGCTAGAAGGATCTGGACTTGCTCCATTTGTATTATACTCAATACTTTGGTCTCCTGCAGTTAATGATACTCCTCGTGCATCTACACCTGCTGACCCATCGGCACCATCTGCTCCTGTAACTCCTGCTGTAACAGCATATACAACTTCAAAAGAGTAATTAGTACTACTGTCTGTTACGACCTTCGCAAGAATTTGATCATTTGCAAAATTTGGAATAAAACTCAGTTTCTTTATAGTTGCTCCACTATAGTTTCGTGTTGGTACTTTATCTACCTGCATAGAAGTATTACTATCTATAAAAGTAATATTAGCATAAAAAGCGGTACTACCTGAGCCAATAATAACTAAATCGCCTTCACTAAATTCTGTTGTAAATGATGTGCTTGATCCTGTAACTGTTGAAGAAGAATCAGTTAAACTTACTGTACCAGACTTTGTTGTTAAACCATTATTTGAGGCTCCTACTTCAATCCAGTAATCAACATTTAATTTATTACCATCAATATCGGTTGCTGTAGTATCTTCAAATTCTTGAATTGCTTTAAAAGTATCTGTAGAACCATGATCATATAATAAATAAGCTTCAGCACTTGCTCCCATACCCGAAAAAGCTTGTTTAAAAGTATCTGTGTTAGAAGAAGAATTTGTAAATACTGTTCCATTTGTATGTGTAAAAGTATAAGCATTACTGGATAGTTCTGCTAAGCCTGAAGAACTATTTATACTTAATGTTTTATTTACGTTTCCTCCTCTGTCGATTCCTAGTAGTTTATTTTCTCCTGTAGGAACTGAATATTTATCTGGTGCATAATTAATTCGAACTGTTGACGGTGCAGAAAGATTATTAATAGTATTTACTGCTCTTACATGTATATGATAAGTTCCTGAAACTATTCCCTTTATAGAGGCTGTAGTATTATCTGCATCTACAAATTTAAAATATCCTTTGTCTCGTATTTCCCAGTCTGTGTCAAACTCTGATGTTGGACCCTGAACTTTTATTTGATATCCTATAATATTGGCATCGGGAACTTCGTTTCTAAATGAAAGAGTTGTCCCGCTTGAGAGTGTTACAACACTGCTAAGAGTCAAAGAAGTACCATCTATAGCACTAACTGTTACAAGTCCCGAAATAGCAGAGTTTTTCACTCGCATTCCTACTTCTATAGCTGAGTTTGCAGCGCTTAAAGTTACAGAAGCACTGTTATTAACTGCTCCTGATATAGTAGACTCTGTATTTTGTTTTATCTGTAAAGGGGGTTGCCAACTGATTAGTAGGTCTGCTCTAGTATCTACTGCAGAATCATCTGAAGTTTCAATACTATTTAAAGAAACAGAAGCACTTAAAGCTTCTACACTTGGTACAGTTTCTGTCCTTAGTGGCGGTTTTTGATGTTCAGGTACAATTTCTGTTACATACCCTCTATCAATAAGTTCAAACTTTTTATCATGATATTCGGCTGCAGTTATAATAACATTATTTGTATTTTTTTCTTCTGTTTTTACAATTACATACTCTTTAGGAGCAATATCAAGTTCTTCTACTCCTGTAGCATCAGTAGTAGATGTTAACGACCAAATAACTTCAGCATTTGGAGTTTCAGAAAAAGCAGAAGATACCGTTAAAGAAGAAAGTGTTCCTGTGGTAGAACTGACTGGTTTAGTTTCTACTCTTACAGAGTCTGACCAATGGAGTTGTACTAAATCTCCAGAATCATCCTTCACATTTGATGCTTTTTCGAGAGTATCTATAGATGCTCCATCTTCATCCAATAATACTAGGTCTCCTAGAGTGTAGTTTGTAGAGTTTATAGTTGCTTTATTTTGTGACAGGTACGCTCCGCCTTTTGGAAATATTAAATTTAAAGTATAACTTTTTGTAGAAGTATTTAAAGTAACACTTCTATCCAGCGGTATTACTGTTGTACTTCTTGTTCCTGTACTAGAAACTCTTCCTGAGTGCTCTGTATTACTAAGATCTGCATCTTGGATTTCAATTACCTCTCCAGGTTTAAGTGCAATTGCATTTAGCCCTGTAGAAAACGTTACTATTTCTTTTTCTAGTTTTTCTGTTAGTATATGCCACTTGCCAAATCTATGTGCTTGACCTTGACTTGTACATCCTGTTGCCACTACATCTTTGGTTATTATTTTTGAGGTTTCTAGTATATTTTGAGTATCTTCTACTATTTCTACTGCTTGCTGGTAGTTATCTGCTGGATTGACCCATGTAACTCTTATTTGATTTGAACGAAATCTTGTAGCTGTTGACTGATATACAAATTCTCCATCTATTACATTTCCTTTCGTAAAAGTATAGATAGGACTTTTATATGCATTGTACGAAGGAGTAAACTTACCATTAAACCAAATTAATAATCCTCTAAAAACACTTAACAGTTCTGAAATTACTTTGCCTGCTTCTTCTATTTTTGATAAATATAGATTTGCAGTAAATCGAGGCTCTTGACCTCCTTGTCCATCTGGTACAAGTTCATCACAATATTTTGCAATTTGAAAAAGTTGATATTTATCTATAAACGCAAAATCATCTAAAGGATCAACAAATTTACCAAGACCATATCTATCGTTAGTTAAAATATCTAAAAGAATCCATACTGGATTATCGGTCCAAACTTTATAGTAGTTTGAATGATTAGGATTTGTGAAAGTTTTTATATCTCCTCGAAAATTTCCATCCCAATCTTGATAAGAACTTTCATTTGAAACTGTAGTGTTATTTGTAACTTTTCGTGTATAAGAAGGCTGTGTTCCTTCTCCTAGTTCGTGCCTTGAAAAATAGTTTGTAGGTACTTGTACTTGTAATCCTCTAATTTCATAACTTCTTCTGGGTGGCTGTGAAAATTCTTTTGCTCCAAATACTACAGCTCCATATGCTGTATAAGGATAAGATGTTTTATCTGTAATTATATTCTGAATAGATTGTACTTGTGTGGCATTATACCAATATCTTCTTTGATTAAATCCATTTGTAGGACTTACTTTTGCTATTTTAATTCTATACTTTTTAAAAGGTTGAAATTGAGTTACATCCCAAGAAAAAGTTTGCACAAAAGGAGTTTTTGTTTTCTTTGAAATAGTTCCTGTTGTGAAAAATTTACCTGCATGGCCTCCAAACCTATCTGCGCTCTCACTAGGCATAGGAGTTCTAGCAGCTAATTGTGCGTCTGATAGTCCAAAAGCAGTATAAGTTTGTGTATCATCAAAATTTCCTGTAATTGAATATTCAAAAAGAATTTGTAGTTCAGCAAAACCAGCTTCTTCATGTCCGTCTTTTGGTTTTTGTCCTAAAAGACCATTCGGAAACTTTATAGTTACTTTTATGGCATCTACTTCTCCAGGCTCAGGAATAGCCATACCATCACTTGTAAACGTTAGACGAGCAGCATCAGGTTCTGATATTCTTGTCCACCCGCCACTTGCTGCATATCCTGAAGGAAATATTGCAGAACCTCCAGAAGTAATACTATTAAAGTCCGTAGTATTTAAAGTTTGGCTTACGTTTGTTGTTAAAGAATTTGTTCCTACACTTCCAGGTAATGCTAAGAATGATTGGTCTCTTGTTCCCGGGCGAAATGCAAATCCACAATCTGCGTAGTTCCATTTATCTGCAGAAGTAGCACTACTAACTACAGGAGTTGCTAATGTTGCTTTAACATTTGATACATTAATACCTAAAGTACCTGAACCTGAAAGAACTGCAGTATTTCCAGAAATCGAAGAAAGTTCAGCTGCTAAATCAATAGTAGCATTAGCTGAAGATACCGCTGTATCTACAGGAGGCGATACTATTGCAGTTGTACTATTTGTTACTCCTACAATGCGACCCCTATAAGGAGCTCCTGAAGGGCCAGCTCCAGGTATTGTTAATGTTTGAGGAGATACTCCGAGACTTATATGAGAATCTAAGAAAAAAGCTGAACTCGCTGTTACTGTTACAGAACCTGCTGTTGTAGTTATTAAACCTGAGGCAGAAGCAAGTGCACCTTCTATATGTATTGTGTGTGTTTCATTAGTAGTGGTTTTATTTGTAAATAAAGTACTATTATTATCTGTTACAGTTCTGGTGGATGCTACATAGCTGACATCGCCTGAACTTCTTGAACCATAACTAGATTTTGTTACAGGATCCATTATTGGAACACCATTTAGTAAAACAGAAGAAGCATCATCTACAAGTCCAAGAATTGGGCCTTCAGATAAAACATCTACTACTACTGCACTTTGTTTTTCTGTGGCAACTTTTCCTGTAAATGAATTGAAAGTATTTGATCCTGATCCCGGTCCAAATGGTCCTCCTGGTCCTCCTGGTTGTCCTCCTGCTCCTGGCATTATTGTCCTCCGTGTCCTAAATTCCAATCTATTGATTGATTTTTTTGTACGTCTGAGTTTGGAAGACCACTTACATCATCTCCACCAGGCTCTCCAGAGTTCGGGGGAGAGTCTCCATAGTTAATAGAAGTTCCTCCAGTTGAACTAGAAAATGTAAAGCCTGAGGCAGAAGATACCTCTCTGTCTGTAAAACCAAAACTTATTGTTGCTCCTCCCACTAATAATTGCCCATAAGCAAGAGGTACAGGAAGGCCTTCTTTTACTGTATTTACTGGACCGTCAAAAAGAAAAGCATCATTTTGTTCTCCCGGTTTTTTGGGCGCCATATACTCCGCCATTCCAGAGTTTAGTAACATTGAACCTGCCATTCCTAAAGCTATTCCACCTGCTAATGCTAACCAGCCTCCTCCCATCATTAGAGCTGCTCCTACAACCATTAACGCAAATCCTACTATTACCTTCAGTAATTTATTTGCAGAACCTGCAGGAACTGGAGTAATAATTAAGTCATTTTCTCCTAAATTCATTTGCAAATTATCATAGTCAAGAAACTCTTTTCCTTTTTGAACTGTAAATTGAATACCTTTTTCAGTGCAATCCATTAAATACTGTTTTAACTTTCCTTCTCTTTGACAGTCTATTCCGTTCATACACTCAGATACAGTTGCTGCATTGAGATTCCAGACCTCTCCAAAAAGTTCTCCCATTTTTCCTTGTAAGTATATTGTTCTTGTCATCTTGGCTCTATTGTTATATATTTCTTTTGTGGATATCCAACTATTAAATATGGTATATTCACTGCATTACAATTATTCTCATCATAAATGCTTGCTTTTAAATTTTTTTGGTCGTAATGACTATGCACTACATATAATATTTTCGAAGTGAGTTGATATTGAACGAAAACCTTTGGGTCAATTTCAAAGTCATTTTTATCTTCGGAAATATTTTCACACAAAATCCATTTTTCTGTGTTATTTTGTCGAACTACAAGTCCGCACATTTCCCTGGGGGCAGATTCTTCAGCTGCCTTATACATCTCGTCTAAAAATTTCATTAAGAGAATTTTCTAGAACCTGGAAATCCTCCAAAAGGTAATACTACCTCTGTACTAGGTTTTCCTTTTCCTGTTGAACTAGCTGTTCCAACAGAGATAGGGTCAAATCCGTATCTCATTTTACAACCTGTAAGAGTTTTTGAACAAACATCTCCTGGCTCCCAAAATTCTCCAAAGTCTGGAGTTTGACCTACAGATGTTTTCTTTGCTTTCCAAAGTTTTGTTAACCCACCGGAAGCATGTCGAACAAAATCATTATATCTATCGTCTGTATATGCAAAGTAAGTTGTTGAAGCGCTGTAAGTATCCCATATTCGTACTCTTTTTACAAGTGCATTTCCATCAGTTATAGTTCCAGGAGATGCTGAAGAAGCAATACATTGCCAGTAGTTTGGAACTGTGTTGCCATCTACACTTGTATCAATACTTCCATCTTTTTTTAATCTTCTTACTGTTCCGCCTAAAGTGGTATTTGTAGTATAATAATTATTTGCTACCAAACTACTCACTGTAGAAGAAAAAGTTACGGCACCTGTCTCTCCAGTGCCTGGAACAACATACTCATCATCTAGAGTTGCGTGAGCAATATATTCGGTTCCTCCATTTAATGAAATTTTATATGCAGGTTTATATTTGCTTTCTCGATTCCAAGTACATGCACCTATTTTTTGATGTTCATTTAATGTATAATCTGCTCCTTGGTATAACCAAGGACATGCATTTGCTATGACTTGTCTTTTTGGTAATGTTATTCCCTGTAAATCGTAAGGAGTGGAGCATTCAAAAGTTATTGCTGTTTTGCTCTGTGCTGTTATTCTATCAAATAAATAGATTTGTTTGGGAAACTCTACTGGAGGAGTACTATCTCCACTTTCTCCAACTAAATACTTTTGTAAAGTTGTTCGTCGTGTAAGTGTTGCTCCTAATAAAGCATCATAATCTGATATTGCTGTTTTAAAAGTGTCTAATACATTTGCAAAAGTAATAGTAGGCCTTGCAGAAGTTGCTGAAGGATCGGATTTAAAACCTTGCGCTTGTAGCGGAAGAGCTGTATAAGTACGTATTGTTCCACCTTCTTCTCTAAATTGTACAGTTGATAAATCATTTTCTACACCTGAGTGAAAGTATACAGTAGTACTATCTAATTCAAGTTCAAAAAGTTCAACTAAGGCTGAACCAGGATCTTGTTTCTGTAAGTCTTTAACAATAAGGTCTGTCATGCTTCATACACTCTTCTAAAAGTTGCTGTTGCAGTATAAAAATTATCATAAGCATATGTTTTTGACCAATCACTGCATACAACTTTATAAGTTGTTTCAGAGCCTCCTGCATTACTATCTGAAACAACATAATCAAAAGCGGTCACACCTTTTTTAGCAACAAAAAAAGCAATCATATCATCTATTTCTTCTTTTGTTCGAGTTCTAAATCTTAAGGAAAAATTTTGTTCTAATGCATTTATTCCTCGTGCAAGTCTTTGTTCATATCCGTCTCCAAAAGCAGCCAAATAAACTCTTGGTGTTTCTTTCGAGGTAAGACCTTTGTCGGGAACAATTTGTCTGCTTCCGTGATCTGATGTTGTATTGAATCCTATTGCCATATTTTCTTACCCTCCAGGATTCAGTAATCCGCCTGGTCTTTGTTGTTCTGCGATTGTTTGCATTACAGATAGTTGAACTGCCTCTGCAAATGCTGTAGATTCTTCTACTGTAGCTTCAGTTTCGCCTTCATTATTAACAACTACATTGATAGTAGTATTTGTGGGGCCCATTCCTTTCCCTGATAGTTGAACTGGAATTTTATCTCCGTCTGGTAAAGGAACGATTGCTTCTCTACCGTGCATAACTACATTGTATCCTGATTGTGGGCCGTCTGCTATTCCACCTGTATTATACCCTTTTTTTCCAAACATTCCACCGTATCTGCCTCCGGGTCCTCCTGTGCCTGGAGGTGCTCTATAAATCTCTGATTGTGGAGCCGGTGTTTCAGGAGCAGCGGCTTCAGTAGCAAATGCTGTAGAAAACATTTGAAGAATTTGACTTGCCATTCTTACAGCAAGTATTCTTTGCATTTCTTGAATTATTACAACTGCAAGTTGTTTAAAAGCATCTTTTGCTCGTGCAGAGCCATCAATAATGCTTAAGAACATATCATCTAGTCCATCTTTCATAGTATCTTGTAATTGGCCTGTAATTGTGTTTGCTCTTCTATATTCTTTATCTTGTTGCTTAAGAACTTCTAGTTGTAGTTTTAAATTTGTTAATTTTCTTTCCGCAACTTCATTTCCTTGATTTTCTGAAAGAAGTAAAAATTCTTGTTGTTCTCTTATTTGATTATTTTTTTCTTCTATATCAATTGTAAATCGTAGTTCTTTTAATTTTTGTCTTGATAACTCTGCTTGAGCATCTTTTCTGGCTCCCAAGGAAGCTACTCCCAAATCATTAATTGATCTATCTCTTAAAGTTTTTGCTTGTTGTTTTACAATTTCTTCTGCTGCACTACTTCTTGCAGATATAAAAGCTTCTGCACCTTTATTCTCTGTGAAGTCCGTACCAAACATTTTATTAATTACATCAAATAAAGCTGCAGTATCATCAGAATTAAACTCATTTTTTAGTTCTTGTAAACTTGATGATAGTGAGTCTAAGGCAGTAGGCTTATAACCGTCTCCAATAACAGCCAATGCATCTTTTACTTCTTTTGCTCCTGTTGTTACTCCATCGAGAACTTCTCCTGGTTTTGCTAGTTTTGCTAATTCGCCTGAAAGAAGCTTTATAAATCCTAGTACCGAACTTGTATCTCCACCTTGCATGTTTAGGCTAAGATTTTTTTGTAGGGTGTCTAAGCCTTTTTTAGTTATAACTCCAGATTCGTCGACCTTCCCCATTAGGCTTTCAATATCTAAATTAAATCCTCCGCCTGCTCCAAAAATATTCTGTCCATCTTTATCAAAAGTAGTCATCTGTTCTAGCATTGCTTGTAAAGCTTCTGGTCCACCTTGAGTACTCAGGGCTGTTAATTGCTCCAATATTAAAGCACTAAGATCAGTTCTAGTTGTATTATCTATACTTGTTTTTGATGTATTATTTTCTATTATTTCTTCTGCTGCATCTACTCCTCTAATACTTTGTATTAATCTAAAAGTAGCGAGTAATTTTGAATTTAAACCTTCCACAGTGTCAGCAACCCCTTCAATGCTTTTTTGAAACATACTTGCTCCTATTCTATTAATCTCTTGTAATTTTATAGCAGAGTTATCAAGAATAGTTTTTATTTTTGCTCTTTCTTCTTTTTCTGCTTTTGTTACAAAGAGTATATCATATAAAAATTTAGCAAGAAATCCTACTGTAAAGATTGTAAAAGCACCACTGATTATAGCTCCTAAGGTTGCAAAAACTGGACCAAGTGCTAAAGCTGCTGCTCCTAACTTGGCAAGACCAAGCCTTGCTAATAATGCGGGAATAGTTATTCCTGCTCCTATTGCTGCTCCACTAGCTCCTGCTATTCCTGCTAGTTTTGCTCCTACACCTGCTTGCACTCCTACCATTTGATTTCGAGTCTTAATAAAGTAGGCTAGCTCGGCATCGTTTATAGTTTTGCCTGCGGCTGCTCTTTTTTGAAGATTTGCAATCATAAGGGAAATTGATCGTCTTTGATTAACTACACTTTTTGCATTGAACGCCTTTTCATCCATTCCTCTTTTCTTTAAGAATTTTTTGAATGTTGTACTTTTCTTTAGTTCAGCAAGATTTGCTTCTGCGGCATTCTTTTTGAACATTACTCCATATTGTGTAAATTTAACTTTTTCTGCTCTCAATGCGCTTTCTGATTTTGCTTTATACGCTAGTAAAGAGGCCTGTAAATTATTTAAGGCTGGGAAAGCTGACTTCATTATTGAAGAAGCAAATCCAGCAAATAGTAAAGCGGCAGCTCCTGTATTTTGTGCTAAAAATTCAGCGACAAATTCGAGGGGCCCAATAAAATTTGTTAATCCTTTTAGAATATCTGAGAAAGCTACTTGTAGTTTAGAGAAAGAGTTTAAAGCTCCATCTGCTCCTTCTTCGAAATCTCCAAAGTTATTTGCAAGTTGTCGACTTACTTCTTCAAATACAGCAGCTCTTCTTTGTGCAATTGTAAGTTTTGAAGCAACTAAGTCATTTGCTTGAGCATATTTTCTTGTAGCATCGTCTATTCTTAGTATGATACCTAATTCATCTAATAGTTCGGGCTCTGCTTTTGTTACACCTCGTAAGAGACGATTAAAAGAGTCTGTTAAATCTCTTCCTAGAGCCACGGATGCAAGTTTTGCTCCTTTACCAAGTTCTACAATTTGATCAGCACTAAAGCCTGCTGCAGTTGCTATTTGGGCTTGTTGGGCTGCGTTACGAAAATCTAGCATACCACCAGTTGCAGCTCTTAAATCTGCTACAATACCTTTCATGGCAATACCTGTGGCTTCGCCAAAAATTTCCATTCCTTTTGTTTGATTTTTAATATTTGCTGCTTCTTCTAAGCCTCTAAATAAAGCCCCAATAGCAAATAGTGAGGCAGCAAGAGTAGCATATGCAGGAACTAATCCTCCATTGATACCTTGTGCCATTTTTGAAAAGTTTTTTGTACCGCCAGAAGAAGCTTGAGCAGCTCCTTTTAGTCTACGATCGGCTGTGTGCGCAGAAGTGCCTAGTTTATCAACGGCTTGCTTTGCTTTTTTGGTTTTTTGTTCGTATAGTCGTAAAGTACCGTCGTCACCGACTTTTAATACAACTGTTCCACCTTTTATCTTTGCCATTTATTTTGGTATATTTGAGGAATTAATTCCACCCTTGCCTGCTTTCGCTTTACTCTCTGCGGCTTTGCGTTTTCTTTGTAATTTTTTATTTATAGTTTCACTATTTCGGGCTTCAATTTGTTTTATCCAAAAGATTGTATTCTTTTTATCTTCTACTTCATGTACGTTGAGTAATGTACCAAGTGGAGACATATCTTTTCCAAAATATGAACCACTCATACCATCCCATCTATCTGGTAAAAGGTCGTGCAATAAAAAAGCCACCTGAACTTCGGGAGGAAAATCTCCCATAGTTGGTGGCATTTCGTCAGGGTCAGGATCAATTCCTTTTTGTTCACATATCTCTAGATAAGTGTCCAAAGGAAGCTGCCCCTCTTTATACTGTTTGTCTAAAAGACCAAGTACTTGTCCTACTTGGTCCTCGTAAAATTTTCAAGATCACCTGTTACTTCGGTAACCCACGAATCAAAATCAGCTGCATTCTTCATCAATGTTTCAGCATTTTCGTGAGTAAATTCAAGTTCATCATCGGGATCAAGACTACTAATGTCCACCAATAGAAGCTCTTCGAGGTAAGAATATTTTAAGCCTTTCCATCCTTTGATTACAGCTTTTACGTACTCTACTAAAAACTTATCTTCATCGAGTTGTTCATCAAATGCTCTTGTTTTACGATTGAACTTTTGTGAAAGACAACGACTTCTTAATTTTAGTAATTCTTCCCTTGCTAAATAGCAAAGGTCAACAGAAAATCCAGCCATGCTAGGATAATCTACTGATACTGTTTTGCTTGGAGTTAATAAACTCGCTAGTGATACTGATTTGTTTTCTTGTTCTGTCATTCTGTTTCCTGGTTAAATGAGGGGAGGGTTGCCCCTCCCTTCTAAAATTATGTTACTGTTGGTCCGACAAAGATTAAATCTATTTCGTCTACAGCGTCAACTGAGGTTGGTAAGGCATGGAAAGTTGTTTCCAAGCTTATGATATCATCAATTGAATGAGTTGGTACTTCAAGATGACAGTTATCTAAATTCATAACCATTCTTGGAGTATTTCCTGTTCCGCCTACAGTAAATGTCAAATCAAATGAATTTGTTATTACTGAGGTAGATTCAATGATGTCCTCAAATAAATCGGTACTAGATG